TTCGCTCCGAAATTTTAACGAACTCGCTAAAATCTATTACGTCTAAATCTAAAATTTCGTTATAACCGAATCCTAAGGCGTAAGCCACCGACGCTACGGCCTCGTTATTTATACGGATTTTTCCGCCGGCTGCAAAAAATCCTTAATCACCTCCTCGATCGCTTTAAAATCAAGCATATCAAGGCTTTCCACTTCGTCGTTTGACATATTAGCGCAGCTAACTACTAGCTTGATCGTTCTCTCGTCGTCGTTTTTTTCAAGTCCCGCTAGCTTCATAACTCTAACCGTCGGCGCGAAAATTTCTACTTCTTTACCGTTAATAGGCAGTTTAATCGTCGTTTTTCTCATCGTATATCCTTTTAAATTTTAGTTTTATTCGCCCAAATTTGAACGCACTTGAGATAAGTAATCTACCCCGCCTATTAGACATATCATGTTTTCGACGTCTAGTAACGCTACCGGGACTTTGCCTATATTTATATCTAAAAAATGAACGGCTAGCTTGATGCTCACTTCCATCTCTTTTCCGCTTTCAAAGCTTCCCGGATCTATCTCGGTAATATCCCCGGTAACCGCCATAGAAAAAGGTTCGGGAGCGCCTTTGCCGGATTGAAAGATGCTAGCCTTGAATAAAAAAGGAATTCTGTTGTTCCAAGTGTTGAGTCCATAACCCAAGTATGTGTTCCTATCGAGCACGCTTAGCTTAAACTCCATTTCCACCGGCTTTATCGTTCCGCTTGCGAAATTGCCTCCAAGAGCCCCTTTGGCTTCGATCGTCTCTTGTTCTATCTTTGGTATAGTGAGCGATTTAACTACGCCCAAATATCCTTGACCGTTTATGAATACGTTTGCTTCCTGGATAACCTGAGGAATTTGTCTTTTTACCATTTTTTATCTCCTTTTTAACGCCAAGCAAAGCTTGGCTAAAGGAGCAAATACTAAAGTCCCCGCAAGCGGGGTGCCCCTGATTTGCCCCAAAAACCTTTTCTTAAGGCACCTACTTATTTAGCTCGTTCATAAGCGTTTCGCCATATTTATCCACATAGATAAAATCAAGTGTTAGCTGTTTAACTATCGGATTGTTTTGCATGCGGACGTCTAGATAAAATTTGCCGTCCGTGATGTTTGCTAGCGTATTTTTCTCGCTCCAGCTAAGCTCGTATCCTAGCAATACTTTTGCCCCTACAAGCCCCCTAAGCAGCTCGCTAACGCTTCTTTTAGCGTGATAGAGTTGATCGGCTTTTTTGTCTATCGCAAATAGCACGCCTTTTTGGCAAGCTTGCGAAATACGGTCGAATACCCTTACTCTTGCAAGATCTTTCCATATAGTATCTTGATCGCTAGTCTCTCCGCCCCACGCTCTAAAGCCGCTTTCTCTGATGACGGTCGAAATTTTAGCCGATCTAAGCTCATCGGCCGTGCAGGTTTCGCCTAGCTCGAAATCTACATCTATTTCCGTGCCCGAAACTCCTATCATAACCCTGTTTGAGTAGCTGTCGCTATATCCAAACTCGCTTGCGCCGTCCGTATGAGCTATCATCCCCGCTATTCTAGCGCTTTGCCCCTCATAGACGTAAGCGTTCGTTTCATCGTCCCAAACCTTGACGTTAGGATATGCAGCGACCAGTCTTCTAGTGCCGAAGTCCCCCATCTTTACTATCGCCGCGGCCGCGTCCTGGGCTTTTAGATCTACGATACCGGTTGCTTTTAGCCTGGTAGCTACTTTTTCTATCTCGCCTTTTACGGCGTCTTCGTTGCTAAATCCCGGCGCTATGATTAGATTCGGGTTATATCCGAAGCGAGATTTTGCTTTGGTTAGCTCTGATACGGCTTTTTTGCACTCGGTGATCTCGTCGTTCGTATCGCTATCGTCGTCCTTGGTGAATACGCTTAATATTATTTGCGTATTAACCGCCTGATCCTCAATCCCTTTTAGAGCCCTATAAATCGAGCCTTTTTTAAAGGCTTGGCTCGCGTCCTTTTTTGCTTTGTATTTTACCTCTAACGCTTCAAGCGCCTTTGCCGTCGTCATGAAAAAGTGAAGTCCGTTTTCAAGCACTTCCTCATATCCCGCGATTCCTATGGGCGTAACGCTTTCTACGCTGATAGGCCTTGCGGCCTCGGCCGAGATCGTTACGTTTACTCCGAACTTTGCTGCCATACTATCTCCTTTTAAAATTTGTTGATGATTTCTACTTGAAATTCTTTTTTGAGCGTCAGCTTCAAAAACGCTTCCAGCGCCTTTTTGCTATCGCGAACTCCGTATTCGTCCGCATTGTTTCCAAGCAAGATGCACCCCTGCGTATCTTTTGGGGCGTTGCCGCTATGGATGAGTATGCATCTATCTTTCGGTACTTTTTCGTTAAAAAGCAGCGGCAAAAGCCTTTGAAATTTGTCGCTTTCATGCCAGGTCGTTTGATAAACTCCGGCCGGTATTCGCTTGTCGCGGCCGCGCTCTACGGTATCCGGACCCGCGGGCTCGAGTGTAAAACCCTCTAGCAGCACGCGCCTATCTTGCGAAACTAGGCGAAATCTGCCTATCGTGCCGTCATGAATCTCTTTAATTCTCTCGACTATCAGCTTCATTTTTGCTCCCTTATTTGATTAAATTTATTGCGGCGACTGCGATCAATATAGCTGCCGCAACGATGACGAAAATCTTGGTAGAGGGCTTCATTCCTTGACCTTTTTCAGCGGATGAAACGCCCATACCGTCTCTAAGGCTTTCTTGTCTTCGGCTTGGGTATATTCGTGCCAGTTTGAGGCGTTCGCGCCGGCTATGTCCATGAGTTTCCAGCCGACGTAAATGCGGCAATAAAAGCCGCTTAAAAAGCCCGTGTATCTTATCTCGCGGTAGTAGCCAAATCTCCTCCTGCCGTCTTTGAGGCGGCACTCTACCTTACACCACGAGCTTACTTTGCCGCCGTTTGAGGTTACGCTAGGGTCTCCTATCGTAACCACGCTAGCGGGCTCTACGTCGTCCATCTTGACGCCTAGATATTTGCTTGAAAAATAGCCTATGCGGTTTCTATAGAGCCAGCAAAGCCTCGCCCAATACGTACGGTTTTTAGGAGGCGGGAAGTGATCCCGTCTCCATCCGCCGTCGCCGTTTATAGCCGCGTTTTGCCCGTCGTAATAGTCGTTTGCGTCCTCGAACCATCTGGCCCATTTGGGCAGACGATCGTCGCTAGGCTTCGTAAAAGCTAGAGCTATGGGTACTACTACGAAAGAGGCTATCTCGAGCGGAAGCTCGATAGCTATATTTTTTGAAATTTGCAAAATTTCTTTGTTATTTAGTTTTCTCATTTTTTATCCTTTTGCTTTTCTTCTTGCTTTGACTCGTTTTCTTCCGTTTGATACTTCGGGCTTGCAGGGCAGCCGCTCCAAGGGCAGTTTCCTTGTTTGTCTAGCTTTGAGCTGCATATCTCGCAGCGTTTAGTTTTCTTTTTCATCTTTGTTATCTCCTTTTTCTAGGGCTTGTTTCTCGGCTAGTAGCTCTTTATATTCCTCGCGAAGCTCCGGAAGCACTGCATCGTTTCCGATGAGTATGGCGTGCCTGATGCAGCCTTCGGTCTCTTTGATCTGCTCTTCTAGTTCGGCTAGCTCTTTTTGCTTTAGCTGCTCCGCGCTTGGTGCGGGATTTAGTATCTCATCCGCTTCTTTTTTGGAAATTTCAACCCATTCGGGCTTTTTAAAATTTGATATGTCTTTCTCGTCCAGTGCGTAAATTTGATTGTTTTTGTCTTTGAAGTATTTCATTTGTTTTCCTTTCTATCGAAGCTCGAACCATTTTAACGGGGTGTAGTTTTTGTACACGACTTTATATGTTGCTCCTGCCGGTATAATTGCTGAGACTATACACCCGTCAGCGTTGCCGTAGCTAACGTTTCTAAGACTCTCCACGTTGTTTATTTCGAGGATACAAGTCTGGGAGGATGACGATTGTTGTTGACTCACTAATATTTGTATAGGCCTCCCAGTAGTATTTGTATATACTACACCATTTTGTCTCTCTGCTAGCACGTCTTGCCACGTTTGATTTATGCCGATGCTCGCTATGCCAGCTACTGCTTTTTCACTCACAGCTACATCTTCTTGAACTCCGGTGATTGTATTTTTGATTTTGACTATGCCTGCTTTGCTTTCGGTAGCGTATGGCGTCTTATCTATTTCGCTTTGCTTTTGCTCTCTGACGTTTTTAGCTTTGATTAGGACGACTACGGACATATTGTATGGGCGAGTTTCTACTCCGCCCTCGAATGTAGTCGGAATTTCATTCGCTCCATTTGGTGGCCTTGTGTTGCCAGCTGAGGCTGTAGAGCCTGCGCCAGTTGCGCTGTTTTTTTGCCCACCAAAAAACCAACTGTGATTATGAGATTTAACCGTGTCAGCTTGCGCTACCCCTAATGCAGCAGCATTCCCGCCCACGCTTCGCATAAATTTGCCGTCGCTAAAGTTTGGTATATTAAAATTCTCGCCGCTTCCGCCGTAGGTGTAGCCTATCACAGCAAAAAGCTCGGTGTATTCGCTCTTTTTTAGGCTTCGTCCGTCGCATAAAAGATAGCCGGCGGGGATTTTGTCTTGCGAGCTCCACGCTAGATATGCACCTATCGGAGTGCCGTCGCTTGCTTCGTCTTTTTTTACGTATCTCTCGTCGTGATTGTGGTTTTTTGCGGCGAAATTGGATATCGCCCAATTTCTAGTGGCAAGCACAACATTGTTATCGACTTTTAGCGTAACACTGCCCGCATTATCTACCTGCATGATAAATTTGATCGTGATATCCTTTGCGCTACCTTCTGCGAGCTTGGGTTTATAGGTGCGCGGAAGTTTGGCTACCGCAAAAAGCTCATCATTTGCGGTATAAATTCCCGCTTTATTGATGTAAAATCCTCCGACGTCCGCGTTTATTATGCCCTCGGCAATTAGCTGATGCGGATCGGCTTCATCTACTATCAGGCTATTTATGCTAAAGCTATGCTTTACGCCATTAAGGGCGGTGATACTTTGATTAAGATCGCCTTCGTCGTCGCTGACGCTCATCTTACTTAAGGCGATCTGCGTTTTATTAGCAGCTGCTTTTAACAGTAGATCGATACCCTTGTTAGTTAAAATACTAAAGTATTCTTGCATCTAGTTTTACCTCCATTGTTTCGTCGAATTTAAATGTGAGCGCGCAATACTTCTTAGAAGAAACCTCTAAATTTTCTACCGCAAGCGGATATACGCTCACGCTCTCGCCGCTTAAGCTTGCGCTTGCAGCTTTGATTCGTGCGACGCTAGCTAGCGCTATACTCGCTCCGTCATAAACCGAACGGACGTTTTTATAAGCGTTTATAATTTCATCGCTTTTAGCTAGAGTCTTAAAATCTATACCTTTGTCGCTAGCTTCAAATTCGAGTTTAAAATGATACGCCGCGCCGCCGTATTCGTGCCATTCTTTGATATTTGTATTGCTATATAGAGCCTTTAGCGCCCTATTTAGACTATAAAACGTGCCTGAATAGTAGTGAATTTCAAAAGCACTTTTTATTAGATATCTGGCGTCCGTTTCGTCTAGTCCATTAATATCTACATCGAAACTTTGAGCTAGTAACGGTAAAAGAGATGACGGGCAAGAGTCGGCAAGCGTATTTATAACACCGATATCGAGCCCATTTAATCTCACGCCAAAAAACTCGTCTAGCTTCTTATCAAATTTAGTTTTATGATTTGGAAGCAAGCTCATAAATCAGCCTTTGCGTAACTTAGCTCGAAGCTTATTTTTATAAAGCTTTCTTCGCTCACTTTGATATCCGCCGCAGGAGAGCTTAGGTTTACACGATAAACTCCGTTTTTGTGCAATATGGAGTAGATATAGCTTAAATTCAAATCCTCTCCTAAACCTAGACTGGTCCTACTCGCCTTCACATCTTTGTCGATTTGTGCTTGTAAAAATAGATCGTTTAGTTCCAATTTAGCCCTTATGGTCACTTCCTTGATAGTAGCGTTTTTGACGTTGACTTTGTCCGTTAGCGGTCTGACGGTTTCGTCGCTTAGATATTTTTCGACGCTAGCGCGAGTTTCTTCGCTCATATCAGAGGTTTTTAGATAGATGTTTACTATACCGGGCCCGCCATTTAGCACGCTAACTTCTTGTACCTTTGTATTTGCCGAGAGCGCTTGATAGATATATGCTTTCGCGCTTCCGGCCGTTGAAAATCTCTCTAGCGAAAGCACCGCTCGATTTCGAAGCCTCTCGTCGCTTTCTTTATCCGCTCCGCCAGTGAAATTTAATGTTTGTTTGGCTTTTAGCACAAATGGCAGCGGTGTTTGAATGAGCTCGCATTTGACCGCGCTTTCTTTTATGAACTCATCGAGTATGATTTTACCGATGGCTTTTAACTCCCCTTGCTTGATAGTCACACTATCTTTGAGGATGGCTGTATCACCTTTTTCGCTCCTGAATACACTTTTTGCAGGCACGATGGTGTCGCTATCTTTTGTGGTAGACAGGCAAAGCTCGATGTCGGCTGTCGGCTTTTCGCCTTTTAGCCTTTCGATACCGTAAATCGCAACGACATTATCAAGATCACTGCCTAAGGCATAAGGTAAAAGCATGCTTTTCACGCCTTCATTTATCCTGGCTCGAAGCAAAAGCTCACGATATGCGAGAGTTTCAAGCAAAGCGGAGTATCGATCGCTTTCAAGCAAAGAAATTTCATCGTCGTTTAAATAGCTCTTAAAAAGCTCTTTGATACCCTTTAAAAGCTCGTTAAAATTTAGCTCTTCGATGACGTTTGGAAAAGGCAAATTGTCTAACTTCATATTTCAACTCCGATTTCATTACCGCTCGTTAAGATGATCTTAAAATTTAGCCTATGGTCTTTTAGGCTTATTAGTTTTACTTCGTCTATCTTCACTCGTTTTTCCCATCTCTCTACGGCTTCTATGACGTAGCAGGCAAGATCGGCTCTAAACTCGTCGTCTACCTTGCGGTCTATTAGCTCGAACAAGCGGC